CTCTTTGATATCTAGCGTCATCAAAGTCTTCCATGTTACCTCTAAACATAACTTGTATGTCGTTTAACATATCAGCCTCTACAGATTGACCCACAAAATCTAAACTAAGTTGATCGTCTAACTCAGGGTTATATTGAGACTTCCAGATATTTAGTTTTGCGTTAACACCTTCTACAGTAACCTTACCGTCTTCTGCGTATCTTAAAATAATATCAGAAGCTTCTTCATAGGTCTTAGCTTTACTTAAAGCCGCATCTAAATTTAGTTCACTTTCTGCGGTTTTATTTTGTCCACCAAGTCGTTGAGCTTTTTCCATTGATAGTAACTGATTGTTATAAGATATTGCTAATGAAGTGTTTTTCTCATCAGACGACATTTTTAAAGCTACTATTGCAGTCTTTAAAACTCGCTCGTTTTCTGGAGTAGGGTCGTTCATATATTCAATCATATACTTAGCTGATTGTGCGCGTTTCTTTTCATTCTCTTGGTTTAATAGTTTTTCTTCTCTAGCAATCCTAGCGTTCTCTATCTGTATAGATTTAGTGATAATCGCGTTTTCTTTTTTCTTATAATATAAAGAATTACCTACAACATCTGTACCAAATTTAGTCTGTTTAAAAACTTCTAAGACTTCAAAATCACCAGTTTCTTGTACGTGCATACCAACAGCATCAATTATTGTGTCTAATACTTTAGCGTTGTTCGCACCGTTTGTTGAATATTTGGCGGCTGTTTCTTCTAGCCATACACCAAACATCCCACGGTTTGTTAGATATTCTACTTCTTCCATATCATCAGTAAGCATAGTGGAAACAGCTTCATATACCTCGTTACCAAGTTGTTTGTAATTCTCTTCTTTTTGCCATTCGATATGTTTATTTTGCCAAGATTGTCTGAATAATTCTTCTGCTTTAGCCGCTGACGTACCAAAGTTAGTTGCCATTTCTGCATCGCCAAACTTTGACATACCATTAGCTTCCACGAAATCAGCTTGGAAATCACTGATAAACTTATTAACTACATTAGGGTCGTCGTTATGATGTAGGTTTTCAGACGCTAATGCGGCCTCTAGCTCACCTGTATATCTCATGGCTAACGTGTTCATCTGTGACTCACGGTAACCTTTTCTGAGATAAGGGCTTGCTCCTTCTGGTATTAGACCTTCTTTAACAGCTTCGCCCATAGCAATTCTGTTTTCTTGATACAGTCTAGTACCTTCTTTATATGCTAAATCGTTTGCACGTTTCTTATTATTCTCAGCGTTTCGCTTAATCTTTGGGTCTAACTCGTTAAGCATCTGAGTTAACGCTTCAAAGTCTCTATTTTTAACTGGTTGTACATATGTCTCTACAACTCTAGCAGTAGGAGATATGCTTGGTATTTGGTTTTCGAATGGATTTCCCACTACTTGTCGTGCCATTATGCTACTCCTGTTTCATATGAGGTTTGAGCGTTTGACTCTTGAGCGTCTAAGTATCCGCCCCCTGCAACTGCCGCGACTTTAAATAAGCTTTCAGCAAAGCTAGGCGGTGGGTTTGCGTTAATTCTACTCTGAGCTTCAGATTGGAAAGCTAGTTTATCCATCTCATTTTGCTGTTGGATACCTTGTAGCTGTTTCTCAATTCTTGCTGTTAGTACACCTTCAGAACGCTCAAAGTCATTTATGAGCTGACTAACGTTGTTGCCTTGAACTCCAGAACCACCAGCGACTGCTATTGCTGTACCTTGCGCTTTCATAGCTTTTAAATCAGCATCTTGTTTTGCTTGGGATGCTTTGTCTTGTTCTTGTAATAGTCGTAAGTTAGCTTGTTTGCTTTTCATGAAGTAAGCATCTTTTGACTCTTGAGCAATTCGCTGTGCTTCTTCTTCTTTCTTCCGTTGTTCCATTATAGTGCCGCCTACTTTTAAAGCGGTCATAGCCATTTGAGGGTCACACATTTTTATTAATCCTTACAAATTCGTAAAAGGGTCTGCTTTCAGCCCCGTAGTTTTCGTGCTTGTTGATGAACGTAAAGCCCATCCAATCAAGCCATTTCATATGGACAGTGTTTCGGGCATCTACACAGTTATATAGTAATGAATAGTCCTGACCTAAGTAGGCCAAAGCTTCTTTACTGTTACGCAAGAAAGTCATCTGGTATTGATAGATGTCATCTGTAGCGCACATCCAGACGACCCCTGCGTTTTCTAAGTAAGACTTTACCACACCACACAGACCCACACGCTCACCATCAGGTGAACGTAGGGTTAGTGTTATGTCTCCTACATCAAGACCGTCATGAAGAACGCTTAGTGGCTCATTACCTGTAGCCGCCTTGCATTCTTCATAATCTGCTTGTCTTAATCTAGGTGCGATAAAATCTACATCTTCCACCGTTGTTGGTGTTAGTAGTTTATTATCCATTTACTCTTCTTGATCTGAGGTGCATATTGCCTTCCCATTCTGCCGATAAGAATTGGCAGGGTAGGTGGCTATCACTCTCTATTAATACTCGTATTCGTTCAGCTTTAGACATAACTGGAAACCTAAAGTCTCCACTATCTAATGCTGTAGAGCCAAGTAAGTTAGAACCACCACCAATAATACGACCTGTGAAGATGTACTCTTGTGCTTGTGAGTTTTGTTTTTGTATAACGCTGACTTTAAAATCACCACTATCTTGATATCTTAGTAGCCAATGTTTTATCTGAAGTCGTCCACCAGTAATGGCAACACGTCCGCCAGATGCTGTAGGTTCTTTAAGTGTAGGCTCAGAGAACTCGTATGTCATTGTGTAACGTTCACCTACATAGAATTCTGTAGATGTATGGTTTCCTGATACTATAACTGTTGTACCTGATGCGCTGACTATATTTAGCACAGTACCTTGGTTTGTACCTCTAGTTACTACAGTGGGATTTATTAAAGAATACGGTGTTGTTATTGTTGTTTGATTGGTTGCACTGTTGTATGCCTTGCTAACTTCTGTGTTATCAAGCCTATAGTCTAACCTAGTTACATAATCTTGATCTGTATCACTTCGACCTGCATCAAAATGTAGTTGCTGTAGGATTGTTTTACCTGATTTATTTAATACAACGTATAATGTACTTTCAATAAATTCTGCATTTAATACTTCAGCACCTTCAAATTTGTACTTAGACCATGATGATTGCATCTTCTCACGACCAGCCCAGTGATATTTATATAAGAATATTGTATCTGTAGCTAGGGAAGACATTATAACTAAGGCATTCTCAGCGGTACTAGCCGCCAATTTATACACACCATCAGGTACATACTTAGCTACGTGAGATGTAATGTCTGTAGCATCTGATCTATCTGTATCATCAACAACATAATATTCTCTTATTGAAGTGAACCCACCACGCTTGGCAGGGAAGTACACAACATTACCAGCACTTACAGGGCTTGTAGTTGTATTAGCTTCATACTCAGTCGTTTGACTTATTGATGTATTCTTAGGCGTGATAAAGTCTCCACCCTTCAGTATGAACTGTGTTTGGTCGGAGAATAGTAATAGCTTTCTGTCAAACGGCACAGCGTGTTTCAATGTAGAAACCTTAACGTGGCTTGCCGCTACATCTATAGGGTCGTTATCTAATAAGGTTCTAGCTGTTGTACCAAAGAAATCAAAGTAATCTGAGGTACGTGACATAATCACATTCTCATCTGCCAGCACACCAAGTCGGTTCTGAAAGAAAAATACATCTGTAATCTTCTTACCTACAAATGATGGGTTAGGGATTGATGTTAAATCACCTACTGCCCTATCTCCCCAATCAGCTTGTTCAAATGTAAATGAACCGTTCGGCTGTCTGATTAATAAGTGAGGCATTGTTGTAGCATCTAATTCAAATTCAATATTAGGTTCTACCCATTCAATCCATACACCTGTACCAATCTTACTCTGCGTACCGTTGTCGCTTTCAAACTTTACATAGTAATCGTCAAAATCATTTGTCTGGTCGCCTTGGACGTGTGCAATATATCCATGAGGTGCAGATGCTGGTAAGTCATCAAAACGCTGTACAGTTCCAATCGTAGCTTTTAATCCTGTATCTCCTAAAGAGTCATAGGTAGCTAGATCAAACGATGCGTTTCCTGTTTTGTTTATGACAACTGTAGAGCCATCGGCTTGTGCCGTGAAGTTAGATTGTCCGTTTATTGCTGATGCCAATCGTGTAGCGATATCATCAGTACGAGTTTCAACTTGGTCATCTTCAGAAGTTGTAATGTTAGCCGCTACGTTACCATCAAGATAAACTGTAAATCGTTGGTTATAATCACCCTGTTTTACAGCTATTAGACCAGTAAAGGGATATAAAGGTGTTAGTTGTGAACTCATTGCTGTCGTTACGGTTGAGTTAACAATGAATGTATAGTCAGCAACTGTAACAGCTCTAAAGTCTGTAGTTGGTGCTGTACTGTTTAAGTAGGCAGTACCATTAGGGTATGCCACGGTTTTTGCATTACCTGCTAGATCATATATCGATATTTGATTACTACCATTAATAAACATGAAATAACGTTCTGATACGTCCCTGTTTATTAGGTGTGTGAATGACCCCGTTGTTGCGGAATTACTCATTGTTGCTACGTGTTCTAGTGGTGGTCGCTTTTGTAAACCCTCAACGAGAGAAGGAAACGCATTAACCTGTTGTTCAGCCTGAGATGATAATCTTAGAGCTGGAGATTGTTGCGATATACCTTGTATCAAGTTGGGGATAGCGGAGCTTATCATTCCCATTAGATCATCCTACGATTGTTTCCACGGTTCATCACACGCGATACTGAATAGTTATCCATCATATTAAAATCCGCTGTATCTCCTTCAAACTCTTTAAGATCAGTTAATGCACGTTGTTCATCTATACGTACCATTTTACTGATAGTTTCTGAATTTAGCATTCGATCTGAGAATATACGTGCCGCCCTTGTTGTAATGTAACGTTTGGCGGTATCGGGTAGAGCTAAGAAATCTCTATAATATACGATTGTTGCTTCAACACTTGATTGGAATTCTAAAGACCTAGCTGTTAAGTCAAATAGCTTTCCATCTCTCTCGACTGTATTGAAGTCTGGTGTATCTATACGTGCAACATCTGCAGGTATAACAATTTGTTTAAATTCGTTACGACTAAGCACAACTTTATCTTCTGTATTAAAGTGCCAGCCTTGAGCTTGAACCTCACGGCTTACCTCAGTCAGCACTTGGTTAGCGATTGTTACATCTGTAACCTGATTACCTGTAAGTGTATTAACAGGAGCTTCGCCGATTGTTGTCAGCAAAACGTTGACCGCTTCTAGTTCGGTCATAGACGTTGGTTTTGTCATGATGTCCTCATACTGATTTCTTACCGCGACAGCCCCAAGCCTTACGGCGAGCTTGAACTTTAGCAGTGGATTTTTGACCGCTAGAACGAGCGCAGTATGCGTCACCACGTTTCGTACCTCTAGCGGATGTACGCTTTACAGTTTTGCCGTTAGAACGATATGTAGTTCCATTCGCATATTTTTTATCGGCTTTAGTTCTATTGGTCATAGTTAACTCATTTCGTTTAAAAAAAAGGGTTGACCCGATTAAAGGCCAACCCAAAAATTAGATTAAGCAGATTTGATTTCTACAGAACACTCTGGGCGCAAGATGCCATGCCCCATTGCGTACTTCGCCGCCATTAATGT